GCTAAAGATCGTGCGTGCGGCGTTAATTGAATCCGCTATTGGTGTCCTTGGGATAATCCGCGTCTTATAGCCCGCCGCCCGCACAATTTCCTCAATTGATCGCCCCGCCGCCGCCAATGTCTTGTTTTCCGCATCATGCGGTAGCCATAGCGTGTCTAACACATATCCAAAAGTTTGCATCTTGGCCAAGATAGCCGATATGGTTTCTTGTGATGTTTCAAAATATCGGATTAGGCGGGTTTCCATTCCCACGAATTGCACAAACCACAATGCCGTTGCATCCGCCCAACCAAGGTCAAAAACAACATGGACGGGTTTGATGGGATCGTAGGGCACCTTTCCGATTCTTTCTTGTAGATCGGCCAATTGGATTTCCTTGGCAAAAACGGCCCCATCCACGGTTTGCCTACAAATCCCCTCCCACACCATGTTATACGCCTCCGGATCACGCGCTTTCAACGTATCCTTTTCTAGCCGCAATACATCCGGAAACCACGGGTTATCAGACCAATTGATCTTTTGCACAATGGCGTTTTCGGGCGTGTGGATAACGAATCTTTGGTAAGTTTCATCGGTTTCTAATTCCGGATTGAATGAAACCCATATTTCCGATTGTTCCTTACGAATCGTTGGGATTAGCGTATCCCATGATCGCTTAGAAACCGTCTGCGCCTCCTCCACCCAACACACATCCACGCCCTCATAGCTTTTTACATTCGCTACATTATTCTTTAGGCCAACAAAGTTAAATTCCGATCCATTCTTGCCGCGGATTGTTCGATCCGTGATTTCATAGAATTCCGTTAGCCCCATTGCGGTGATTTGATCACACAATAGCTTATGAACGGAATCCCTTATAGATGTTTGAAATTCACGGGCACATAGCACGCGTGTTGCCTTGTTAGCGCCGATGATCAATAGCGCCCTAGCTATCCCCCAAGATTTTGCCCCCCCTCGGCCCCCAAACAACACCTTATAGCGTGCCGGTTGGAATAGGCATTGTAGTTTTANNGGGAATTCAATATTAGCTTCCATTTGGGCTTACAAACGTCACCGCAATGTTTGTTAGCAATGGTGCGCCATTTTCACCGGTGATTTCTTGTTTAACCGATTCACGATATTTCTTTGGGAAACGTGCGGCCATTGATCGTGACCAAATACTTGCGTTTAGCTTGGCCCCATCCTTGTGCTCTANCATATATGCNTGNGCCTGTTCTTCCCACCACGTTTGCTCCGCTATCTTGGCATCATCCAAGGCGTGCAGAAAGTCCGGATAACGATCACGCCAATCATACATAACTCTTAATGACACACCCAAATATGTAGAAATTTGTTCTACACTTTTACCCTTTGCGCCTAATTCAACAACTAGATCGCAATACTTTGGGTCATATAATGTTGGGCGGCCTATTGGCCTTTGTGTGTCATTCATTTCAACATTGCCTTTTGGATTAAATGGCTAATTCTTTCTTTTGGCAAAATCTTTGTATAGCCTTTATCTAACAAAGTGTGTATGGCATCAGCTTTGTCTTTGCGTTGCATATCTCCAATTGCACCTGATTTGTCGTATTCGGTTGCCTGATGTTTGCCTTTTTCTTTTGGGCTTTCGTGTACAAATGAAAACTTTTGATTGCTTTTGTGCATTAAACCTTCAACACCCTTATCTGCCAATTCTTTTGCAAAATGCTTTATAGCTTCATGTGAAATTGGTCTAGCTTCAATTTTGTTGATTTTGTGTGCTTCAATTGGCTTATCAGAAACAAATGCTCTTTCATGTATAGGTGTTATTTTTGTACCTAACATGGATTGTTGTGAGTTTTCCATTGGCCTTAATGGAGTGTGATAAACATAGCCTTCATGCCCAAACGTAGCATTTTCCACGTCTTCAGGCAAATCTTTTGACATTCTATGCAATATCTCTTGATGGCTATTGTCTTCTTTCAATAAACCACGTTTGAGCATTTCAGCTTTGTCAAATTCTGCCTTATTTGCACTTGTTACAATTGGCATTATTTCTTTTTCGCCTTTGCTTTGGCGGCTTCGCGCTTTTCCGAATAGGCTATGGCCACCGCCTGTTTTACCGGCTTGCCCGCTTTCACTTCGGCCTCAATGTTCTTTTTGAATGCTTCTTTTTTGGTTGATTTAATGAGTGGCATTGATTTCTCCAACAGTTACAACGGTTGCTTTACGTTTTTTTAGAAGACCATTTACAAGTTTTAAGCGTTTTTTTGTATTTTCCTCTATTCGCCTAGCAATTTCATATCTTTGTTCTTGTAATCTTTCAATTGATAATTCTAAATCCGTGCCAATCGATGTAAGAAATTCTAATTCATTAACTAAAAAATCCATTTTATTCATGGCTTAGCAATTCCAATTCTTTAGTGATGCCTTGGCCCTTTCGGCGGGGCCTTTGGCGTTTTTAACCACACCTTCCATTCGCGCACAAAATGATGCCTTTCGGCCCTTATCCTTTTCGGTTTTGGGGTTGGGTGCCGGTGCCTTTAGGTTTGATCCGTTTTTGGCATTGTATTCCGCACGCCCCTTGGACGTCATTCCGGCCCCTTTTTCCGTTGGGTTGTAGGTTTTGCCTTTGCCCGTTGTCTTGTGTGGGATTGGTTTATCGTGTGCTTTCATTTTTTAGCCGTTTTTGCGGATTGTTTAAATGCGGCGGCGGTTGGTGCGCCCTTGGTGCCGGGCTTTCGCATCTTTTCCACCGCTTTGCCCTCGGCCTTTTCCCGCTTAATGCGTTCCTGTTTGGCATGAATATTAGCGTATAAACCGGCTTTCATTCCATTTCCTCCACAAAACACACATCTTTCCAAGACATCACGATTAGATTTTCATCTTTTAATTCTTGGTATTTTAGATATTCGTCTTTGTAATCCTTGGCCAATGTGCCGAAATAAATCTTATCCCCAACACTTAGCCCCTGATCCTTGGCATCATCGCCCAATGCGGTGATATGCCCCACCGTGGGTGCCTCCGCCGTCTGTATCCACAAATCGCTTTGGATTCGTTGAATAGGCTTTACAAATATCTTATCACGCAATGGCTTAATCATTTTTCCGTGGCCTCCCGCGCTTGGGTGCCGAAAAAACGCCCAAGGCGTTAGCCTCGGGCAAAGTCTCGGCAACTGCTTCACCCTCCGAGAGTTTCTTCGCAAATTCACCACACCATTCGTTTTGTGAACGGGTTTTGTAATCGGGATACCGGCGGCATGATCCTAAATCGTGCCCTATGTAAAACCGGCATACCTTACAATTGTCATCAGCCATATTAACTACCCTCTTAGTTACTGTGGTTAGAAATGGCCCCTTGTGTCACCTTGGGGCCATTTTGCTTACATTTCGTCTTGGATGTGCGGCATACGCTTGTGTTCGTAAACCGTCTTTTCGCCCATATGGCCTTTCATTTCGCCCAAGCGGCCATCGTGATGGCCCATGTGGCTTGCGTGTCTTTCGCCAATTCCATCCATCTTGCCCATGCCCACACCGCCCTCGATGGGGCGCTTGCGCTCTCCGGATGTGTCACTTGACAACGCGCCGCGGGGGATTTTTTCCCCTGATGCGCCGGGCACAAATCTTTCTTTATCCTCTTTTGGCACGCGCACATTCTTTTCGCCGGTGCGATCAGATGATTTTGCGCCCATTGGCAATTTTTCCATTTTGGGGTATCCCATGATAAATCCTTTGTTTCTTTGCAAAAAACACTACACTTTGTAGCAATTACACTATATCACATTTTGGGTTTGTCAAGTGTTTTTTTCTTTTAGCTTGGCTTCTAAAACCCTTGCATTTTGTTGAAAATTCATAGTATCCATGTAAACACTTTCTATTTCCTCATCAGTCAGTCCTACCCATTCTTTTGTTTCTAATGCTTCTTTGATGGATTCAATAGCCTTCATGCGTTTGTCGTAATCAAAATCAGTTAGAGCTTGTAATGCGATTTGTAGTGCTTCTTTAGTCATTTCGCATCCTCCCAAATCCATCCCAACAATTCAGTTGTGTTTTTGATTTGTTTATCCGTTGGTTTTTGAAACATTGCAAATT